CGCTCCCTGTTCCAGTAAACTTCTGGAATGTTATGTCACCTACGTTTGGGTCTATACCTATGTATGCCATTTTTTATCCTGAAATTTCCATAAGTGTGAAAACGCTGCCCTCTTCGATTCCAAGTATTGGATGCCCTGAACCACCGGAAGCTGATTTGTATTGTAGTTTATATGTGGTTGCTGATGTTGTTGATGGGCTGTCTAAAAAATGCATCCCTGTTCGCCATAATTGTTGTCCAAAAACTGTTCCCGAGCTACGAGCATCTAAATACCAACCAGATTTTGCATGTAGAACTGTGCTTCCTCTAACAATTGCGTAATAAGGGATAGGAAAAGTAGAGCCACTGTTAGTATAAGCCCCCAAATCAAACATCAATAAAATCTTGTTAGAAGTGCTTTTGGGCGTAACGGTTAATGTAGCACCAGTAATATCAACTAAAGATGTCTGTGAAGAAGAAGTCTGACTGGCTGAAGTTATTGCCTGACTGACCTCCAACACTTTACCGCTATCTAAGGAGCCTGATAATATTTTAGATATAGGCATCTAATTACTCCGGTAAACTGTTAGCCATTGCTTCTTCGTTTCGTTTTGCTGCTGTCTTAACAACACCTAACTCAAAGGCTTGTGTCACTTGTGCGTCAGCGCCTGTTGCAATAGCAATATCATTCTCGTTACAGTGTGCTACTAACGCGGCAACGATTTCTTCCTGACCAAGACGGGCGCGGTTATGAAGCGCATTGTCAGCCCAGACTTGAACAGTTGGAGTGACATACTCTAAGCTCTTATACTGAGTGTCTGTTAACTCTATCGTGATTGAAGGCATGTGTTTATCCTTTTAATGCAGAAGCCCAATGCTAATGAAGTTGTTAGAATTAGCTGAAAGGTCAGAATAGTTGGTGTGATAACCCACCCCGCAAGTGTCATTCGCAGCGAGGCTTAATATTATGCTTGCGTTGTTTGCGTTGTAAACGCCACTTGTAGATGTGTCTGGCTCGTCCCAGAAGACGCATATGTTTGTGCTATTTTTATAAAGATACATACCACACCACTGATTGTAGGTTATTTTGTGACCAGCTTTAAACATTATATAATATCTACCAGCAACAGGGGCTGTAAAAAATCCTGCACCAGAGGCATTGTCAAAGTTACTCCCTATGTTAAATACAATACTATTCCATCTTTTATAACGAACACTTGTAGCTGGTTCAGCACCACTAGTCCCCTCAATGGGTGACGTTGCAACGAACAATGGTTGATTAGGAATTGTAGTGCGGCCTGAACTGTCAATAAGCATGTGGTCAGCAGATGCATTGGCTGATATAGCCAATGTGCCAACAACATGAGTAATTGCAGATTTAGTTGTATTGCTATCATCTTCAATTAACAGACCGCCAGTGTATCCACCGTTTATAGCCTTTATAGAAACACTCCCGGGCGTTGTAGAAACATTACCACTAAACGTACCAGTGGTGGCAGTAAGCGGCTGACCAGAAGGATGCTCTAGTCGTGTTGTTGGCTCTGCCAGCCCTCGGTAGACAACGTATATATTGTTTGTCCCGGAGGATGGGGCTGCATCGAATGTTAATGTGGTTCCTGTGGCAGTATAGGACTTTCCAGACCCCGGCTCTTGAGGCACGTTATTCACAAACACGTTCAGGTCTTCAGCCACATTAACCGGACGGTTCAGTGTGAAGGCCGTAGCAGACCCGTTCCCACTAAAATACTGGCTAGTAGGAGTTGCTAGTTTCTGTGATGGTGGTGGCCCAATGTATGCCATTAATCTGCATCCTCTATGGTTAGTTCGCCAGCATCCACTTGACGCATAATTTCTACATAGTCCATATTAGCTGAATCTCTAGGAACAGTTGTAAGTTTATCACCCACAGTAATATTTATATATAGTATGTTTTCGTCTATTAAATCTTTGACGTATTTAGCATTTTTAATTTCCATAAAATCTCCTACAACTCAATCTTTGCTTCCCATTTTGCTTGCCAACCTTCATTGCCGCCAGCACTGCCCGGAGATGAATAAATAGTTGTGCCATCTATTGAGCTACTTGTGGCTCCTGATGAGGTATATCTAGAACCACCAGCACTAAAAGAAAGTTGAGTTAAAGAAGGATTAGCCCTCATTGGTGGAGAATAAGTTACACTTGTAGATGTAAAGTACCCAGAAGCCTCTGCGACACCATACCAACTAGCGTGAAAGGTTTGATAATACCGTCTGCACTTAGTTAATGTGGTTGTGGTGTCCTCATGCTCAAAAGGCGTGGCTACATCTCCGATTTCAAGCTGGACACCTGTAAGGTAAAAGTTGTTGCTAGTACTGTCTAAAACATTTACTTGCCCAACGGCTGCATTTGCTGCTGTGAAAGATGCCCACGATGTTGCTAGTGTACCACTGGTGTAATCTGAACCAGCCAACAGCCACCAATAAATTTGAATAGAGTAATTGTTATCATTAGTTATAGCGCCCGTTGTGTCTCCAGCAAAGGTAAGTATTTTCTTTTCCCATGTGTTAGCAGAACTTACTGTGTAAGATTTGGAAATATGTCTAGTATTATCTTGGTCAAACAATTGAACAACATGAGTTCCAGTTTTAGGTGACTTCACCCAAAATTGTAGGGTGAGACTCTCTGCACTAGAAGTTCCCTTTTTAATATGTTGTAAGTCCCGCCCTTCAAACTTATAGCCAAGGTAGTGATAATCAGTAGAAGCAATTGACGTATCTGCTGTTGTGACATCAATTTCTAATGATGAAGACAACCCATGCTCTGGTACATTACTAGTGAAATGTTTTGAAACTGTAGCTCTTGCAGCAGTGTTACCTTTAAACGCAAACCTATCCACACCACCATAATCATCTTGTAGGCCAGTAACTGCGCCTCGTTGATCTATTTCCATCGCACCATTGATAATCAGGTTTTTATTTGCCTGAAATACCTCGTTAGCAATCTGATTAGTGCCAATAGTGCTAAGTGCCATTATGTGATCTCCAGTACAGACACCGTTACATCAGCGGCGCTTGCCTGACTTGCTGTTACTCTGAGAATATCGGATGCATTCATAACAATTTTCTGATCACCGCCAACAGCCACCAAACTACTTCCGACAGGCACTATAGCGCTCTTTACAATATGTACATTATCACCGTCATTGTTTATTAGCTGCACGTTAACCGTAATGGACACTGTAAGTATGTTAGCAACATTCAATCCGATTATTGTTGTTTCTGTTCCAGCGGGACAAGTGTAAACATCTGCGTTTGAAGTCCCTACAGCCGTGTCAGTAAATGTCTTAAATGCGTTTGCCATTTTCCTATCCTAATGCTATCGCAAATGCCAGCGCATTTGGGTCTGTTTCCGAGAAATTTACCGCATTGCCAGTTGCATCGTTAAATATCATCTTTTCTGCTGGCAACGTACAAAATATTGTTCTAGTACCAGACGACCAGCTTATCTTCTCGTCACCAATTGTAAGCGACACATTATCCGCCAAAGTAACCGCTGAACTTAAAACAATACTTGTCTGGCTATTCACTGTAGCAATAGTCACAACGCCGGAGATTCCTGTCCCTTTGACGCGCTGTCCCACAGTTAGAGTACCTCCAGAGACATTATCAACTGTAACGGCTGTAGAGGCGCTCACAGCGCCATTTACGAGTGCTGTAATCTTTGTGCTACTGCTTTCTAGGATTGTCGTCCTAGTCAGTGTTGTACCAGACAAGGTATATGTTCCAATACCAACCTCAAAGTCCGTGCCGTCAGAACAACCATAATAAGTGGTGTTGCCATTTCCTATTTCGGAAAAAGCCTCAAATCCAGTTATTGCACCAGCTAAGGTATAAGTACCAGTGCCAGTGGTGGTTGAGGTTTCCTTGACACGATCTTTGATGACAAGAGCCATTACTTCAACTCAATGCTTAGGTTGCTTGCATTAATTCTGAATATATCGCCAACAGCGAGCTGCTTTTGCGCATCAAGAACGCCTAGAAACAATATGTTGCTACCGTCAAACTTTAACACGACATTATCAGAAATGCTTTGAGCGGAACTAAGAACGATTGCGTTCTGGTTTGTAACAGTCTGAACTGTAACACGACCGCTTATCCCAGTCCCGGTAACAACGTCACCAACAGCTATAGTTCCACTGTTCCCATTTAGCGCCACGTTTGCAGAACTTGATACAGCGCCGTTTACCGTTGCTCTTGCAAAGTTCTTATCTGCAACAAAGGCATGAGTAACTGTATAGGTAGCCACTCCACTGGATGGAGAGAACTCAATATTGTCATCATTAATCACTCTTTGAGAATCACATATGACGGTGACTCCAGCAGTATGAGAAGCGGCAGAAGTTCCGTCTTGCCCTCTAGTTACTCCTGTCAATGTATTGACACCTGTGAATGATAATGCGGTGTTATCTGCGACTGTGACTGCTGATGATAGTACAATGTTGTTCTGGTTAGTCACGGTAGCAATGCGAACCGTTCCAGTTATTCCTGTTCCAGTTACAACCATACCAACTGTGAGTGTTCCGTTGTTTCCATCAACAGCTACGTTAGTAGAACTGGTAACAGCCCCATTTGCATCAGCAGTGGCTGTCCCATCCTTACCTGTGTAAGTGAGTATCTCTTGACCGATAACAATATCGCCCGCTGACGGCAAAGCCTCAGCGTCTGTTAAGATAATCTCTGTATCAGAAGAGCCAGCATTAACAGCAAGTGTGGTGTTTGACTGTTTCCAGTTAGCAGCCGTTACCTGTTGCCTTGTGTAGTTGGCGTCTTGAGTTACAATATTCACTTCCGTAAATTGAGGCTTTTCGAGGTTAGTTACTCCGGTAGCCAAACCTACATATATACTATTGCCCGGCGTGGCAAAGGAAAGAGAATTATTCTTGAACAAAAAGTCAAGAACTCGTCTTTCCAAGTATGTGGTCGCCGCATTTGATGTTGCCATCTTCTACTCCTTATGTACGGGGCCTAGTGGGTAGACCCTGCCTATATGCGTCATCGTTTTCTCTTGCTTCCGCGAGGTCTTTTAACCTTGATAGGCTTTCTTGGAAGCGCCCATCATACATGGATATAACATCCTGCTCACCTTTCATGTAAATATACGCCTCTATTAAAGAACCGTAAAGAAGGGCATTTGTAGCGTTTTTGCTAAGCCATGTATATTCGTTGTCTGCGCCAGCGGTCAGGCTTGCTGGACGGTAATAATAATGAAGCTCCACACTATATGCTTGATCCGGTGTCGGACTCAGTATGAAGTTTGCCTGAACCTGACCTGCTGCGGCTGTCGCAGTCGCGTCAAAGAAACCGTAGTATTTGGGCGTTCCTGTTGTGGTTCTGTCTGGATACGCCTCTCTCATAAAGTTTACATCTTTTTCAAGAAGGAACCCCTCTTTTCCAGCAGTGCTAATAAACAAAGAAAAAGGGGCTAAGAAATCAGAGGGGGTCGATAGATACTCGTTGTTCTGAGTAAGTGTTGAAGTGGCGTTCTTACGAAAGTTCTCTAAATCAACATTAACTATTATTCTGTCTTCTGCCGCACGAATAAACACAGGCAGGTTGGTTACAAACCCTGTCTCGTCATTCTCTGTAAAGTCTTTTATAGCTTGCTTTAGCTCGGCATAAGTATAAGACATTAGTTAATCCTGACTATCGCAGTTCCCGCTGCCGCTGCTGGCATCGTTATATTAAAGGTTGATGAAGTTACGCTTTGATTAGAGCCAAATGAGTAAACAGCAACAGCCTTGTTAGATTTACTGGAATTATATATTAGAGCGCCACTTGTTGAAAATGTAGAGTTTGACCAAGATGGATCGCCAAAATCAACCAATCCTGTAGTGCCATCTGTGCTTGGGGCCACTACGCTGAGCGTTACACCGCCCGCAGAGTATCCAGTCCCTGACACCTCATTAGAGGTGCTGTAGGCCGTTGTAGCGGCTCCTAATGATGCGCTACTGCTATACAGTGCAATCTTAAATGTATCAGTTGTAAAGTCATGTACGCCCTCAAGCAGTTCTTTCTTGAAACTTGTACACATCGCTGTCGATATTGCCATTTTATACTCCTACGGGGTGTTGGCCTGACCACCCATCCCACTGTGATTTGTGCAGTAATAATACAATGTAGGCGCTCCGCTTGCCACTGTGATCTGTGTATAAGCTCCAGAAGACCCCGGAGTTCCACTTGTTGTCACGCCAGTTGTGTATTGCGAGCCTCCGCCATGAGTGCCATTTGCTGTGGTTGAAAACCTAAATGGATGACCTGAATTACTGCCGTCAGACTGATCAAACTTATATGTAGAGCCTTCGTTTAGTGTAAGAGTTGGGGAAGCCCCTGAAAGGCCAGCAACATAGTATTTGTTTCCAGTCCCGTATGAGTTTGTTCCGGATGCAACTGTGACCGTATAGTTTGTCACGGCGGATGTTGTCAAAGAGCCTACAGCGCCTGTTCCAGAAACCCCGGTAAGAGACACATTAACTACAGGACCAGCAATCCCATTTGTTACAAGTTGACCCGCTCTGCCAACACCAAACCCCACATTTATTCTGGTCAATGTTTCTACATCAAAGGTCGGGAATGTTATCGTTACAGACTCTGTAAACCTTTCTGGCCTTGGGTTAAGCAAAGACTGAGGGTCAAATATACGAATACGGCCTAGGAAGTTCTGTGGATGATCTGGATCAACCACATCCTTCCCCACTCTAAAACCAGTCTTAGTGCCGTTATTAACCTCATCAACAAGGTCCTTTAGGTCATACCTAAAACCAGTTTTATCGCAGTATCCAAACGCATATTTGCCCTTAGCAAAACTCATTATCCAGCCCTATTGAAGCCTGTTCCTTTTGTTGCAGCGCCAGCGCCACGAACAGTTAAGCCGCCAGATTTGTACCCCTGTACTTTTTTCATGGAGCCACCGCCCATTCGTCTATCGGCACGACCTCTTGCCTTTTTGCGAATATCAGCAAGTCGTTTATTTTCTGCACTTGATACACCCTTCAAAGAAGATGTTTTGTTTGGACTAACAGGAGTGGGTCTGCGATCAGTGTCAGGCCTTCTTGCCTTCGCAGAAGCATCTGCCGCCCGTCTCCGTCTATTGACTTCACCCAACTGATTTAAACGGGTTGTTGTTGTAGCCCGCTTCTTAGCAACATCAGGGCTTTTTGCGGTTCTAGCCTTTGATGGTTTAGCGCCTCTAAGCCTTGCTCTGTTTGCCGCTGTGTCATCAGCCAATGCCTTCATTGAAGACCTTTTCATGCCCTTAAATGGGTTTGATGACTTTCCACCAGTTGGAATCTTGATAGATTGACCCACACGAATTTGATTGGCATTCCTTATGCTAGGGTTAGCAGCCATCAAAGCCTTTAAAGTGACTCCTTTTGACTTAGCAATCTGAGACAAGGTGTCTCCTGATTTGACCTTTACTGGCCCACCTTTGGAATACGACATGTTCTTTTTCATCATGCCACCACCCATCATTTTCTTTTTCATCATTCCACCGCCCATCATTTTGCCTACTCCATCTGCGGCAAAGAATGGGACTTTCTTTCCATCCTTCTCTACCATTTTAAGTTTGCCACCTCCGGCTTGGCCTAAAGGCTTTGTCTTTTCTGTATTCATTGGATGTTTTGGACTTGCATGACGGGGCTTCTTCTTTGGAAGAGGCATTTTCTTCTTTTCCATATTACCCTCCTAGGTAAAACGTGTCGTATGGCACGAACTTCATTGAAGATGAGTCGGTGTCTTCACCCGCAGCCAGTTCAAACTGGAACTCATACTCTTGTTTAAGCGGAGCCACACGCGCCGCCACTTCAGGTTTTTTCATGGCTATGTAGTAAGCCAATCCAGCCGCAAGACAAGGTATAAACCTTGGCGGCACATCAGCGGTCGTTCCTATTCCAGACGAGACGCCATTGATTCCGCGTAAGCGGAAATACGATAAAGTATACGAGCTAGAATCCGGCACAGGCCACAAAGTAACATTGACAGCCGTTGCTTGACGATCAACAAAAATTTGAGAAGGCCGTCCTTGCAGATTTTTAGAACTTTGCTGAGCATAGCTTGAGACGCTGATACGCTCCAAGCTAGTATCGACTTGCTCTGTCCCAGAGCCTGTACGAACTTGATGTTCAATGAGGTCAATAGTGTCCGCAGGCATTTGATAAGTCGCTGTGCCTGCTGTGAGAGCTTGTGTGCCAGAGTCGATAGTCCAGAGGTTAAGTCCACGATTTTGCCATTCCAATGTTAATAGGTTTAAACTACGCCGCGCAGTCTTTAGGTCGTACCCTGTTTGCATCTGAAGGCCAGCGCGTTCAAACGCCTCTTCAAATATCTCAGGTAAATCAGGTGTTATTACAGCCATTACTTGACCTTTCTATGCGACTTTACTTTCGCTCGTATATTTTTAGGCTGCTTGACGAACTGCTTACCAGCCTTAGTTCCTTTTCTTTTAGCACGCGTGGTGGCCGCATATTCCGCAGGTGAGAGGGCTTTAATAGCTGATGACGGTAAATACCTCTCTCCGGTTGCTTTTGGTCCCTGCGTGGAGGGCTTGCCACTCTTTGTTCTCCATTTCTGTTTAGTCCAAGACTTCAAACTTTTTTGCGATTTTTTCAAAGGCATAACTTAACTCCCTGATGCAAAGTATATCATAGATGCAATACCAAGCGCTATTGCCACAGCCGCTAATAATGCCACGATACCATGAACTATAGTTTCCTGCATTTGTGCATACTTTATTGCTTCCTGTTTCCGTCTCTCAATTTCCGCCTGCTTGGCCTCCTGTATGCGTTTAGCTCTCTCAGCTACTATGCTAGACCAAGTCCCGTGACCGAAGCGCATATCCACCATAGCGGCTATTTCCTGCATTTGTTCCTTAGCTAGCTTTGCGTCTATGACCTCTCTGGCAACATTTGTCACTCCAAACTGATCGCCCAAACCGCCAACGCCAGACCTTTTGTTTCTTTGTTGCTGTACTTGGCTTTCGCCCTCAAACAGCTTATCAAGGAACCCAGCTATTTCGCCAACGTCTTTGGCTGTTCCTATGGTTCCCTTGATCCCATCAACAGCGGCTTTAAACAAAGAAATTCCTGCTAAGGTTTCTGCTATCATTTTATTTCCTTACTCCAGCACTTCTCCCTTTAATTTGTACCCTCGTACTTTTTTACTATTCTACTATACGAACTATATAATTAGAGCCGTCTGCATTTTTGGATACCTCTACAGTCTTGTTTTCACAGGAGTACCGCACCGTCTGGCTTTTCTTATACAGGTTCCTTTCTATGGTTCTTTTAGCTTTTAGGCATTTAGATATCTTTTCAAAAGCAGTGTGTTCGGATACATCACCGCCCATGTATAATATGAGAGTTATGGTTTTAATGATTTCCATTTCTCATCTTCTCTAAATTCTCTTCTAATGCACTAAGTCTTTTCTCGTAAAACTCTAGGGTTAGCTTTTGCTGCTGATCGTAAGGTGCGCGGCCCTCGTCTATTAGTGTAGACAAATCATCCAACTGATTTGACAAATGCTCAATCAGCATAAATTGCTCAGAATCCGCAGGCAAACTGCCCATTTCGCCCCTCGGCCATTTAATGCGAAATTCTGTATTTTGACCTAAATCGGCCTCCATCATTGTAATGTTTGTTTCTATCTGGTTCAGTCGTTCTATGATACCAAAGTAAGCCCATGTTGCCACACTAGCGGCAGCAACCATGCTTATGATATTACGAAGAGGCAGGGCAACTTCAGTATTTTCATTTAGCTTTGTTGCCATTATTCAATGCCCAATATCCTAGATAACCCAAAAACCTCCAATAACATGAATGTAAAGAACAACAGCAATATGCTGCCCGCGATTAATTTACCGCTAAAATTTGTACTGCCTATTCTTATGGCTATGAACTCGTTTCCCAATATTCTCAAGATAAGCTCAAAACTGTTCTCTGTGATGCTCACAGCTACTGGCTTTTCCGTATCACTCATTTTCTTTATCCATTTTAACACAGAAGCATTCCGCATTAGGGTTATCAAACCTATGTTCAGTTACAGCCACATGGCAGTGAGACATCCATTTGTGGGTGTCATGGACAGTCGCCTTTACCTCAATAGGGTTTACTGAGATCAGGCAAAACATTACTACACTGCCAACTGACAATTTGCACTCGCATCTATTTGCATCCACTTAGACCACTCACCGTAATAATGCCTCATACCCACTTCGTCATGGATCGTTCCGTTCTCATGTCGTCCATGTAGTATGTTGCGAGGCTCAGTACCCGGCCTCATTGTTGTTCCCTGCCCAGCAACGCCAATCAGGTCTTCGTGAAGATTACGCCCAAATGGACCCCAAATAGAGTTGTGATGCTTGATGCGGGTCTGACGCTCTTCAGGCGTATCTTTTTTAAGACCGTATCCACGAAACTCAATAAGAACTTTGTTTGGCCCAAGAGGTGTAACGCTATCGCTTCTATAAGCACTGCCGCGTAAATTAAAATTAAATCCGGGGAAAAGGTCCACCATATACCACTGATTGGGAGGGAGGTTAGGGAAACTAAGCTCTCCTCTATCCTCAAAGCCATCGTATTCCTCGTAGTTAACTGTGAAGCTACTGACGTTAACGTGTCCATTATCGAATGGTATATTTTTTCTAGCAAAATATTCATCGTTAAAACCTGAAACACGATTAAAGTAATGCATAAAATCGTGGTAGAACTCGCTGTTTGTGTCATGCCACAGTTTGTAATTCGTATCTATAATCGCCTTGTGATAATGGAAAACTTCCATTTCTTCTGTGTCTATTGCATCTGCAATGCAATCAAACGCCCCAGCAGTCCACTCATCGACCGTCATTGGGTTGTCTTCATCTAAAGTGGTCCAGACCATTCCACCATGCCTAACCTCGCAAGGAAGCTCTGTCCAAACCCCTGAGTGATAACCCAAGGACAAGTCATTACCAGAAGGGCGTCTAACCTTGTCCGTAAGAAACGCCCTAATTACATTGTTCTCAAATCGGACAGCTACCACATTTTTTAATGCTATCTGTGTTGTCCTAAAATCACCAAAGTTAGGCATTTCGCTAGAATGACACATAGGAATCCACACCTTGGAAAAGATGTTTTGTATCTCCTGTTCGTACACAGATTGCTCAGAATATATCAAAGAGCTTATATACTCTATCTTTGGAGCCTTTGACCAATCCTTATGATTTCTTGGCGGCATTCTAACTCCTATTTACAAGAACAAGAACCGCATGTGCAGGGGCAGCTTTTACAGTCCCCTTTGCGTAAAACAAAGTACCCAAAAGCAACGCCTATCATTGCCACTAGAAAAAGTTGAAACAAATCATCCACGATATCCACCTCCTGCTTTCTTATAAGCTGACGCAAGCATTTGAGCTTTTCTTGCACTCCACTGACCGGGAGAGCCGCCTTTTCCGCCTGCTTTTATCCTGTTAAATAAATTTTTACGCATAGTGGGCTTGGTATAGTTTCCAGCCTCGTTTACTTTTGACTTTGTCTTGCCACCTTTGCTCATTGGCTTAACATCTCCGCCAGTATCGTATGCTCTGGCTTTTGAATAACTTACAGGCTTTTTTGCCATAAAAGATTTTGCAATATTAAAGCTGGGAGAGCCTTTTGGTTTCTTTATTTTTTTGATCTTATTGGTTTTGCCTCCGCCATTCATCTGTTTAACGGAAGGGGCCTTCCTGTCATAAGACCCCTTTCCTTTCTTTGGCTTTACTACCTTTGGCCTTAAAGCGGGACTTGCCAAGCTCTTTGCCACTGGATTACCGCCTTTTTTCATGGCGATAGGCTTCTTGCGCTTGTTGGCGCACATCATTTTGGCGGCTCTCATTATGCCCTCCTGTTTACCTTACGCGCAGTAGAAGTGCGCCTAAACGATCTGTTTTTTGCAGCAGAAACCATTTTTAAATTTGATCTGCGATTATCTGTTGGGTTGCCGTTTTTGTGACCAACATCCTTACCGTCACCTTTTCTAGCCTTGCCAGCGACAGTCATTTTTCTTCTTGCGGCATTTCTGCCAGCCCTTCTGGTCTTCTGTTTATCAGAGGACTGATACTTCTTGTACTCTGATTTATAATTACGTTTCATTTGTGAACCTTTTGAAGAGGGAATACAGCCTTTGTGCTAGCGCCCTTATGAGGCTTAAACCCACCGCTTGGGTTTTTCATAAGCTTATAACTGCTTCCGGACTTCATCCAGTGAAAACCCTTTGGGGCTGTTACAGATTTTTTTTCCATTAGCACATACGCCCTTTAGTCTTTCCTTTTATAGCTATGCCATCACGCTTCTTTTTCATAGCGCCACCGCCATACATTTTAGACATTCCTTGCATCATGTCAGCGCCCATTCCTGCGCCAGCCTGTGGGGCAGCGTCTGCTGCTGGGGCGGCGGAGCCTTTCTTTTTCTTTTTACTCGCATCAATAAGAGCGGCTAGTGGGCTTACATTCTTTAGCCCCTTACCCATTGCTCTTCCTAGTATGCCTTTTCCGGTCATAGCGCCAGCTAAAGGACTAATGGAACCAAGAAGTTCACCGCCGCCAATCATTTTTTTAACTTTTTTCTTCTTTCCATAAGCCACTTGCTTCTCCATGTTTGCTCTTGAAATTGTCATTTCATCCAGCCAATAAATAAATGGGCTAGAGCGCCTACAGCGCCACCTAGCCCTATGATAACCCAAAACGCGCCCTTCCACCTGTTTGCCTGAGCTTTTAGATCAGACACCTCTTTGTGGACATGACGCACTTCATCTGAGAGCGTTTTGATGCGCTCCTCTAATCTGGCTAAAGTTACTTCTACTTTTTCAGCCATTAGCACTTCCACCGTCTGCGGGCCTGTCTTAGGCGGCTGTTAGGATTTGATGCTGCTTTAGGAAACTTCTTCATTTGACCAGCGGAACGGGCGCAGAAAGACTTACGCCGTTTAGCTGCTGTGCTACCGGGCTTTACCTTGCCTGTCACCGCTGTCTTGAGCTTGCTTCCGGGATTTTTAGCTCTGTAAGCCTTAACCCCTTTAGCGGTCATTCCCGCGCCCTTTTTAGTAGCGCGGAAATTACCTGATTTGACAGACGTTTTTATAGGCGTTTCTTTCTTTCTAGGCATAGGAATATCTCCCAAGTTAGGCCAGAAGAAGAGTTACCTGACTTCCAGAACCAGTCAATGCAGCAAAGAAAACACCGTCTTTTGCCAAGATGCCATCATCGGGAAGGAATACTTCATTCCATCCTGCGGCAACGCTAATGTCAAGAAGTGTGGTTCCGCCAGCGGTTCCATTCTTCAAAGTCAAAGCAGTGACATTTGTTCCGTAGACTAGGATGTTTTTGATCCTAGACCTAGAGGGACCAATTAAAGCAGGTGTGTCGCCTGTATTAAAGTTATACGCCTTTACATCACCATCAGCCATAATAACCTCCTATTAAGCAAGGTTATTGTTTTGCTGATACAGAATTGTAAAACGAACAAGGCCTGCGTTTGTGGCAGCAGAAGCGGTCACAGTCAAACGAATGTCTGTTGTGCCAGTATCTTGCCAAGCTAATGCAGCGCCAGCTTGTGTTGTTGGGTATTTACGACCAGCGTCTGTTCCAGATGCAAAAGTGTTCAGGATTGTAGCTGCGCCGCCTGCTGTGTCTCCAACACTAAGATTGGTAGAAGCGTTAGCTGCTGTAATGATATCAATCACACAGTCAATGATCTGAGAGTTTGCAGGAATAACAACATCAGTAACTTGGGCAGCTAGAGCGCCACCAGATAAGTCTGCTGAAAATGTTTGAGCCATAACAACTTGACCAACGTTTGCAACGTCAGTGCCTACTGTTGTGCCTGTGGTGTTCTTGATTGTTCCGGCCTTGATTGGACCAGAAAAAGTGGTAGTAGCCATGAGGAACTCCTTGTCTTGGCTAATGTCAGCCGCCCTATGCGACTGTCAAGGTTCTTATGAATTATAACAAAAGAAAGGGCGACCCGAAAGCCGCCCAATCAATATTTGTACCCTAGTACGATTAGGCTCCGGGGGAACCGTAAACGCCGAGTGGGTCTGATACACCGAAGCTGTAACGCTCACGGGCTTTGTAGCGAACATTGCCTGTATTGAAGTCACCATCCATTGATGTTGACATCGGAGTACGGACAAAATGCTTCATGCCGTTTGGAACATCCGTGGTAAGGAAGAACGCATCGCTATCCAAGAGATAGTGATTTACGCGGAATCCTTGTGGGATTGAACCATTTGAGCGCAGAGCGTTGATGTCGTTATCGGCTGTACCGACACGAAGATCAGTCTGCAACAGGCGAGTCGCAACGAACATCAGTGCTGGTGGAACGATCAGCTTCTGTGGGCGAGCAGCAATTAGTAGGCCGCGCTCGTCAACGAATGCAGCAATGTTAATTACAGCATCCTCAAGAGAAGTCTCGTTCAGGTCAGCAGCAACTGCTGGACGGTTGGCGTTTACACCACCTTGTACAGTAGGGTGGTTGGCATTAAACAAAGTAACGCCGTCACCGCCTGTAAAGGTTGTGAAGCCTGTGTTTAGAAGAGAGGCAGCTTTGACTTGCTTTGTGTAAGCCATAGCGCGTGCAAGAGCCTTTGTATAACGTGCTGAAAGCGCATCGTACAAATTATCTTCCATTGCTTCTTCTGTTACAGAAAAGCCCATTGCCACTGTTTCGTGGTTGTAACGGGCGGTGAAGGATTCTTGTGCTGAATCATATGAAATCGCAGAACCTTCAGGCTTTACTGGTGCAGCACCAAAACCTGACAGTTTTACTTCTTCCTCAAAGCTACGCTCTGAGTTTTCAGTTTCATAGATTTCTGCATGTTCATTTTCGTACTTTTCGTACTCCATGCCGAACAATGCATTAAGACCCGGCAAAAGCTCCTTTAAAAGTTGTGCGCGTGAAATAGCCATCAGTTACACTCCTTACGCTGAGCCAGTTGTGGATGTGTGCTGATGGTAATTAAACTTACACACCAGAATCGGGAACGAAGTACCCTTCTCATCGCCCTGATCTCCACCCAAGTAATCAATAATTCTGATTGGGTTTTGAGCATCAGTGCTAATTTCAGAAATGTCCAAAGCTACACGACTAATGTTTAGTGAAGTGTTTGGAGCAGTCTGAACGAAAAGTGTATTCTTGCCGTAGACATCGCCAACATTTGTAGGCGCACCATCAGCTTGGATAGTGAACAGTACATTCGGGTCGTCTACGATGTAGGCCATTGCGTCAGACGCAACGGTACTAGCAGGCCATTTTTGTGAAAACACTTTTTGGCCTGAGTTAGGATCGGTGTATGAACACCCCATGAAAACACCGACCATATCGATTTCGGTGGAATCATCACCTGTAGCGGCCTGCTTCTGAATGGTGGTTGTTGTACCGTTATCTACAAGCTGGGCGACATCGCCAGTGCAAATAGTGGTAGCGTAACCTGACAAAATTGGGTACTGGCGGAAAACTTCCAGTGATCCAGAATCCAATTTACCAATCGGGCGCAGACCGAAGGGAGCAGCAACTGAAGACATATTGTCTCTCCTCTCATCTACTCAATAGTTAAACACGGTAAGCACCCATTATTGGTTACTTACCAAACGAAGTTTTTGTCGTCCTTTCGGGCTGCATCATAGGCATTCTTGGATCAGACTCTTTTAAGTAACTGTTATCAACAGCCTGAATCTGATTTGCATTCATGTCATCATGCGCTTCCCTACGGGAGTCCACATATTCGGTTGAGTTCTCGCAAAGTAGCAATCCTCCAACCTCAACATTACCTTGAAATCGAGAGTCGATATCAGGCAACACTTGTAATTCAGGATGATCTTCTGCCTTAACTGGCGACCAACCCTCACGAAGTTTAGCCGAAACATTGGTGTTGTCACTGTTACCCAAAGTTGATGTGCGAATCCAGCGGTACTCTACACCATCGCGTGGATCGGGGGTTGGCAGCATGTTCGGCCTTTGCCAAGTTTTTTTACGAGCCTCTACTTCTCTGGACTCGTTTGAGCGTGGGGTTCTGTTAGACATTAGATGCCTCCTTCAAGAGTTGCGCCGCATATTGTTCTGCCGTAAGGCCAAGTCTCTTGGCGAGTGAGACCTGTGTTGAGGTTAATTGCACTCTGCGTGGTTTCTTTGCACTTCGCTGGGCGGGGGCAACCACGGAACCAGTTTGACGAACAGGTGCAGCCTCAACTTGCTGCTCATCAAACTTGTCTGGGAAAGTCCTTCTCATGGCTTCATCAATCTTTTGATAATATTCATCGCTAGATGTATGAACGCCCTCTCTCACTAATCTTTCGTGAACTCCGAAGGCATAGCCAGTCATTTCTGTATCACTTCCAAACCATTCATTCTTTGATGCCCACTCCTTAGTACGGGAGTCAGGCTCTGGAACTTCCGGTTTCGCCTCAAGATGAGCAGGCATTTTCTGCTCAGCAGAAGGCGTTGGCTTGAAAGACTCAACCCTAAACTTTTCATTTTGAAGGGCGCTTAACTTTTCCTGAGCGTCAATCAGCTTATCAGGATCGCCTGTTTCGTAGGCTTCCTTATAAGACAACTTCGCTCTTTCAAGCTCTGCGTCAACCCTGCCCTTCGCTTGCTCTACAAGAACTCCCTCTCCTTCTTCAAGGCTCTTGCGTAACTTTTTATTTTCTTCAGTTATGGTTTTGGCGTAGTTGACTGCCTCATCACGAATCCTTGCCGCTTCTTCTTTTCTGCGTCTTTCTTCGTGAAACTCAAACTTTAACTGCTTTATACGTTTTTGGACGCTCTCACTATAATTAGCAATCTCATCGTCTTCTGGTAGCTGCGCTTCCGCATCTTCAGCACGGCGAGGCTTGCCTTTATCCTCTTCAGGAGTGTCGTCCACAATTTCTAATTCAAACCCAGAGTCTTCAAGTTCTTCAAACTCTTCCTCTGCTGATTCTTTTTGCGCTAATTCATTCATGCTCTTGTATATCCCCTTGGGTCATCGACAACAGCCTCAACGGTGTCATCGTTAATGAGACGAAACTCCTGTTTTTCAATTTTAAACCTTGTTCCGGAATAAGATCGAAAAATCACGAAGTCACCTTCCTTGCAGTATGGGCCATTAGGAAACTTTTCAGCATCCTTGTATGCGTCTGGCCCAGCCTTTACTACAAAACCAATGACTGAAGCGGTCTGTTCCGCATTCTTCAGTGCATCTGGCATGTAGATGCCGGAATCTGTTTTCTCTTTAACCTCAAGCGGTTTAATCAAAAGTTTGTAGCCAGTCGGTTCTGGCATTTTGCGGGCGACATCATCGTCAACCGTTTTTTTAGCAGAATACATTTCTGTTCCTTTTGCAGTGATTCAGGTTCACAGTACCTTGCAGGGTTTTCGCCCTGAAAGTCTCCACATATGCAATATAACTCAATTATATCAGAAGCGGAAGTCTTACTCCTCTTCAAACTTTTTTTGTAAATCGAGCATATCCCTTTCAATAAGCGCGAGGGCCTCAACTTTGCCAACGAGTCTAATATACTCTTCGTGGTTTCCGCATCCGCCGGATGCCATATGGTCAGCGATATCATTCATATACACCCTGATTTTTTCTTTTATAACATCAAGTTCATTTGTCATCGGTCTCCACCAAATCCTTTGCTATTTCACGACCTAACTCTATGCCCTGCTTAATATCTTCTCTTCGGGCTTTGTCGGTCTCTGTTGCCACTTTAACGCCAAGACGAGCGCCCTCACGTTTCTCTTCTGACTGCAAACGATCTTTTTGAACCTCAACGTTTGAAGCCTTGGACTCAATATCGGCCTGAAGCTTTGCAATATCAAGTTGTTTTTTATGTTGAAACTCCGCTTCTTTCAAAGACAACTCTCTTTGCTGGATTTGAGTAAGTGGGTCTTGTTGCTGTTGCTGAGCTTGTTTTTGTGCAATCTCAGCCTGATCCTTGCGGAGCAGTTTACCAGCAGCTTCAGCAGACAGCCTTGAGATTTCTATCTCAATATCTTCTGGCAAAGGCTTGTCTTCATCAGGCAACCCAACGCCAAGGTTCTTTTCTATTTCTTTTCTGTACTGGAAGGCAACGTGTTCTGTAACGTGAGCCGCCATAGAGGCCTGTATAGCGCCAGCAAAAGGAGACTGGCCTATGATCTCTTGTAGCTTCGGGTCTTGCGCCGCAGCTAGATGAACCTGAATATGGGCTTCGTGATCCTGATACTTAAACGCCTTCACTGGCTCTTGCTTCAGCATAGCCATGTTTTCTGTTACTGGGTCTGACGGCTTTATGTCATCTGGAAGCTTAACAATCTCATCAGCATCCTTAATACCAAGAACCTCAAGCATCTGACGATGCAGTTTGCCCATGTTGTAAAGATTGGGAGCCTGCTGAGCTAGCTGCATAGCCGCCTGATACTGTACAACCCTCTGCGCCATTGTTGCAGCGTTGGGGTCAGATACAGGTATAACATCAACACGCTTATCAAAGTCTTGTTGACGATTGAAATCGCCTTCCATTTCATAATTATATTCTGGTGGCATATAGTCACGAATGACCTTGGCAAGAATACGAAGTTCGTTTTTCAAAGCTGCATGAAGACGGGCCTGAACACCAGACATAACCTTCATGCTTCTTTCCATCAATGCGAGCGTAGTCCCGACCGGAGCTTGCGGGTTGAGGTTTCCAACTTGTACATCAGCAACGGAGCCAATCCTTCGCCCCTCTTCCACGATATTTCCGAGCAACTGGTATAATACTGATGATGGTTCTTTGTAAGGGAGGAATGCAATCGAATCCCTAATTGCACCACCCGGTACGTCAACATCGCGGAACTCACCCGGCATGAGAGGCGAATCGTCACCCTTAATACGAAGTCCGCGAGCTTTAAGACCAGCGGGGAGGTTGCTGAGCGTGCCAGCGTCAATAAGCTGTCGAAGAATACTTGTGGCGCTTTTAGCAAGACCACCAATAAGATGAATAAGACCCGTTCCATAGAACCCAAGGCCCGGTAAGTATCTATAGTGAACAAAGTGCGGTCTTTTACGCTTTTTAGGATCGTCTTCATACCAGTTTCTCCTTATGGACAAAATTGTCAAACTGGACTTATCGATGGTGACAACATACGGACGAGCCAATCCTTCTTCATCATCGAATGGCTCAGGAAGGTTAAGATCAGCATGAACCTCAAGAATGGTGTGCCGATCATCGTCCTCAAGAACAGCAGTCTCACCATCAATCTCGTCATATTTTTCCTGAATATCAGAGTAGTCAGGTTCTGGGGCAGGAAGATCAACATCAAGATAAAAGCCAGCCACCTGAAGCTCAATGATTTCATTTTCTGTTTTCTTCATCACATGCGTATAACGAGGGCATGTAGCAAGATCAGCAGCGCCATATGAAACTACAAAATCCTCTGCTGGAACAAACATGGCAGCAGGGCGCTCATTGATGGGGTCATAATAAACTTTCTTGAAAGACGATCCAGCAAGCGGAAGCCGGAATAACATCTGCTCTGTCTCGTCACGGTATTCAGTCATCTCCTCAGTCAGGAGATAGTTCATTTCTGTTTCTACACGCTGGGCCTGTTCCTGTTTATCTAAATCCAGCTTTCCGACAATCTTGGTTCTCACCGGACCTGAAGCCGGAAACAACTCTCCCATAGCCTGCGCCTGAAACCGTACAACAGCTTCCGTCAGAACGGGGTGAAAAACACCTGCGGCTCCTGCCCAAGGCTGTGTGCGTTCTTCTATCTTCATGCCAAGAAGGTCTAACCCTTTGACGTAACTACGCGCCCAGTCTTTTCTGGACTGCCTATCTGCAATAAAGTCATCAACAAGCTCTGACGCAAGCCCCTCAAGATCACCTTCTTCCATAAACTCAGCTAGGTTGGCATCATGCTCAGGCCCCATTAACTGCTCTGTCATCTCACCATCGAAGTCAATAATCATTGACTCGCCATCCATAGAAACGCCTACGGCGTCTGGGTTAACAACTTCAATCTGCACCTCTTCGGTATCTTCCATATCAACCTCAGAGGGGATCATTTGCTTTTCAACGGCCATGTCAATTATCCTGTAGCTTGTCTAATTTTTTCATAATAACAGAATATCTACCGTGATGGCAGTGTGATAAATCATTCACAACAATCCATCCGTTCATTTCGTATTCCTTTACTTTGTCATGTATAACATATCGTAAAGTAAAACTTTTAGTAGTATTCAACTGGTCTTCTGTAAACTGGTTCGTCATCCCATTCGTCCATAGAGCTTCTTATCCATCCACCCTGACGAAATCTCAGCAGCGCTTGAGTGGTGGAGTCCACCAAGTCATCGTTATCTCCAGCAGGGAACGCCGCACACTCCTCAACAACCTCTTCAGCCCACCTAGTCGGGGGACACCATATAACACCAGACGCAAAAAGATCGCTTACAGCGTTAACTCTGGCTATCTTATCCTGACCACGGGAGGGTGTAAACTCCGTAACAGGTATTCCCATAGCCCGTAGCTCAAAAATAAGCGGAGAACCAGCGGCTTTTGCCTCAACAATCATTTGATCAGGCTCATATTCCCAATATTTGTCATATGCAGCACGTTTTAGCTCCGGAAACTCCAGTTTTTCCTTGTAAGCATCCAAAAGTATCAAATTTGGCACTGTTTCACCCTGTTCATTCGGGTGATTGAAGATACCCCAAGTGGTACAAGCGGAATAATCCGCTCGCTGCGTTTTAAGGAACGCAGTATCCCAGCTTTGAATGATTGCTTCGCACGGTGGCGGGCTATCTCTATCCCATTCCTGCCACCATTCTCGCTTAATCAAGGCTCCTTCTTCAGAAGTTGGGTCCTGCTGGTACTGTGCAGACCATTTGGACACGGGAAGTTCGGCTTTTAGTGCCTCTAACTGATCCACAGGCCAGAACTCAGGCCATAACGGGTCACCAGACGGCATAATAGCGGGCAGTTCAATCACTTCCCACTCATCTGCACCATGTCTTTGCGTAGCAGACTTCACAATCTGTCCTGTCAGGTCCCTTGTGGACCACCTTGTCATCACTACAATGATCGCTCCACCCGGCTGTAAGCGCTGCCGTGGGCCTGATGTGTACCATTCGTAGACTTTGTCGTAGACTTCTGGGTTGTAAGCCCCCAGTGCCGCCTCCTGCTCCGAGTGGGGGTCGTCAATAATGAGAACGTCAGCACCTTTACCAGTAACTGCACCACCAACACCAATAGCAAAATAGTCACCTCGCTTGTTTGTGTTCCATCTTCCGGCAGCTTTTGAGTCCGAGGACAGGGATATGCCGGGGAATATCTGCTGGAAATCAGATTGATTGATAAGGTTTCTTACCTTACGGCCAAAACCCACAGCAAGTTCTGCCGTGTGAGCAGTCTGAATAACTTTTTTCTCAGGATACCTGCCAAGAAACCATGCCGGAAACAGATAGGATGCAAACTCAGACTTGGTATGTCGGGGTGGCATGTTGATAATCAGGCGCTTCAGATCACCATTAGCAACCCTTTCAAAGGCATCTGACATTATCTCATGGTGTTTACCGCCTATGAAGCTAGGCCACATGCGCTTAACAAACGGAAGAAACTCTGTTTTACAGGATTCTTTCTTTTTTGCCTCGTCCAGTTCTGTCAGAAGATCAAGTATCTCCTGTTTCTGATCAGGAGGAAGGTTAGCTATCTTGCTGTTTATTGCTGCAAGTTGACTCATGCTATGTCTTTAAACCCTTAACGGTAGTATCAAGAGGAAGCTTTGTTTGCAAACACGTTGCAGCCCAGTCAATAATTTCACCCTTGTCCAGTCTAGGTTTATGCAGTTCAAGAACAATCTCAGTTGTAGGGCATTCAGTTACGTTCTTTGAAAACGTCCTTATTTCCCCGTCCGGTGTTACGATTACGGAGAAGAAGACAAAAAAGGTATAGAACTCCATCACTCATCACCGTCACTTACGCACCTGTTAAGTAATACCGATTTAGCCAGTTCCAACAGAAAAACCATATCAGCGGCCTTTCCATGAGATGTTGACATAAACAAATTCCCCTCATCTGTCCAGCCAACAACAACAGCCTCCGTCATTGTGACCTCTTCACGAAGAACGCCGAACATCTCATATGGGTCCAAGTCTTCCTTGTCGTCCAGACCTACACCGCGAGGAAACTGAATAATGTTATCCGACAAAACCTTCTCCCTCTCCCAAGATAATGACGGTGGGGGAGCTAGGGAGGAAGCTCAAACCCCACCGGAGTCGCCGGGAGACTTAGCGACTCACAGGCAGTATATATTAGATTACAGTCTATAACTAGGTATGTATATATATATAAATATAATCATTATACAGACTGTAAGATTCCTAGGGTCATATCCTGTAAAATACCCGGCACTGATTTTTTATTGTACCCTAGTACAAATTTGCAAAGGGGGGGGGTGTTGAAAAACTGTGGGTATTGGGTGTGTAGAACATCATGTAAGGGCGTGCGGTGTGCCAACCCGTTACAGGGGGGATCGGGGTAGGTGGGGGTCAGCCCGGGCCCCAAACAATCGTGAGGAGGGTCACTCGCCCAGAATTGAAGCCAGCCTGCGCTGAATGTCCGCTTCGATTTCATTCGCTGATCTATCGGCCACGTTGTCGGTCTCAACCCTATCGCTGAACATGCCAATCGATCTGCCCAGCTGGGTTAAGCTTGCCACCCTTGCACTATCGCTCTCTGCTTCCATTGCCTCAGCCTTGAGCCGATCAGTGATCCACAATTTAAGGCGTTGTTCGTCAGTGGCCTTACGTGCGGTGATTTCCTCAGTAATGGCTTTGATCCTAAGTGATACCTTGGTGTTCTCTGTGGCCAGCTTTGAGGCGTTTGTCCATACTGTGCTTGGCTTTGTCTTAGGGCTCACATCGTAGGCCTGTCGATAGGCATCTGTCAGTGTTTCCCCACTACCTACCAACTGACAGAAATGCTCCTGTTTGCTTGTGAGCTTGTCAGTGTCACTGCTTACCAATTTCAGATAATTGGTCTTGTCTTTGTCTTTACCCATGTCTCTACCCCTCTATGAATGTGCCGCTGAGATGCGCTATCGCTTGGTCGGGCTTTTTCATTTGTACCCTGTGACAATGATAACATCGCCCCTCAAATCGCACCAGATCACCCCTATTTTCACGCCATATTTAGTCGAAAAAACTCAAAATTTCAATTTTTTTATATAGCGTTTAACGGCTCATAGAAGCTCATACAGCGACTTTAGGTTTTTTGGTCACAATCATACACGGACTTCACTAGCCTATGCTCACAGATCAACCTCGCTCGTTTTCACGTTTTGTTCCAGCCGTGAACACATGGTGAACAAACTTGTTTGTGTACAAACAAATATTGGGGTGTTTTGAGGGTCAATTTGGGGTGTTTTGAGGGTTGGTGTTGCATAAATGTCACAGCATTAAAAAAAATAAAATAATAATGAATAATTTTGCGTTCTGAAACGTCTACTGTGTGAAGGGAAAAAAAATAAGAAAAATATAATAAAATGGACACTTCATTTGTTTTAGGTACTGAGAGGAAAAAAAATATTACGATCACACAATAATAATGGTTTCTGGATCGTCTACTTATTAGGAGGCACACTACAACAAAACGCATGGTTCAAACGGCTAACATTTGTACGTTATGACAAATTAGTGTTCTTAGATGCTTTTAGTGTTTGCATGGGTATTGTTATTGTGGTCTAATGAGGTTGAAGTTTATTTTTTGAAATTTTTTAAGGAGGCTAACGCTACATCACCGGACACGCCCATCGGGGCGTAGGGGCTGGCACCCCCGACACTGAACCACCACCTGATTACCGCTTTGATAGCGTCCGGCTTATGTGCAAATCAGGGGTGTAGACTGAGGGCTTGGTTTAGCACCCATCCCATAACGTGACGGTTTAGATCACGCCAGATGAATACACCCTGTCGCATGGGATCGTACCCATGCTTTGAAAAGACACGCGAAACAGGAGACAAGCCGTGAAAAAGCTACCTTACCTTCCAAAGCCTGATGCACCCAACAAAACTGACATAGTTGAGCAGATTGCCATGCAAGATGAGCAATACCAAGCCGCACCAGTCTTTCATCTCACATTGGCTGAGATTATTTCCAGACGTAAACCAAAGAAAAAGAAGGGAAATGCGTAATGCCGAAACCTCAATCAAAGGCACATATGGCTGTAGCATATGATTTTGTAGAACGCAGAATGACAAATCGCTTTCTGCGTGAGAATGGACAACAATCAAAAATATCCAAACGATACTTCAAGCAAGTTGCTAATCGCGGTGATCGCAAAGCGGCAAGGCTTGAGTTGCAAAGCTACCTGATGAGCGGTGCTTGAGACACACCCGAAACCCCAGCCATGCTGGGTTCGTAGCGTCTCGCTACATTTCAACTTAACTTAATGGAGACTGTCATGCAGACAAATGCTGCAAATAAAATTATTGATGATGCAAACCTTACTGTCATCGGTGAGAATGAAAAGACTATCAAGGCTCTGAAAGAAAACTCTAAAGAGAGTTCAAAAGAGGCTAACACTCGCAAGCTTGATACCTACACAATTTTGATTTCTTGTGTTGCAAAGCATGGTTTGCAGAAAGGCAACTTGCCCCCGAAGGTGAGTGGCGATCTTAAAAACCAGCTTATCAATCTGCAAGAAACCGAAATCACTGATGGTATGGCAAACAAGCTTGTAAAGAACACGGCTGGAGCCATTAGAATTTTCGGCATCAATGGCGATAACATCACACCCACAATGGTGTCAGATGTTTTCGAAGATGCTGGGATCACCAGTGAGGCCAAGCTTATTAAGGCTGTTGCTGATGAGCCAAACAAGACTGCAACTCAGCTTATCGTTGATAAAATTGTCGGCAAGCGTTCCAGCAAAAAAGATGCTGATGGTAATCGTGTTGCTGGCGATAAGTGGATCGGTGGTCTTGGTGAAAAAGGCCAAACTGAAGATGAGTTTCTGGCAATCGTTGATACCCTCAAGCATGAATTAGAAAATGCATTGAGGCTCAGGGCTGATATGAGACAAGGCAGTCAAACTGCTGGCGATATCACCCAGTCAGAAAATGACGCAGTTGATGCCATGATTAACCAACTTGAAGGTGAAGCCGCTTAGTGCGGCTTTGCCTACCAACCTTAACCAAAATTAGTGGAGATTAGATATGCGGATATCGCAATCAAAAGCTATTGTCGAAGCTTGTATCGACAGTCAAGTAAAGCATTCAAATGGGCGTGATGCCCAGCGTCCAATCCCTTACCTTGTCGGCGGTGCTGGCTTAGGTAAAACCACCATCGTTCAGCAAATCGCTGAAGATCGTGGGATATCATTAAAGACGGTCAGCCTATCCCAGTACGATGCTGGTGAATTGGCAGGCTGGCTGGTCAATGATGGCGATGGAATGAAACGCCTACGTCCAGACTGGATGCCAGCCGATGGAGTGGGCATCCTGTTCCTAGATGAATTGCCGCAAGCCCCAGTGTCGAACCAGAATATCGCGGCTCAAATCGTGAATGAAAGACGCATTGGTCAGCATCGTTTGCCTGAGGGTTGGGCTATCGTTTGCGCTGGCAATCGCACCAGTGATCGTGCTGGCACAAACAACATGCCCAGTCATCTTAAAGATAGGCTTCTATTCATTGAGGTTGACGCTGATCTGGAAGACGCGGTGGCATACTATAACAGTGTCGGGGTATCGCCTATGATCACTGGCTTCTTACGCTTTCGCCCTGAGTTACTGCACAAGTTTGACCGCGATGCGAACTCTTGCCCATCACCTAGAAGTTGGGAGCGTGTCGATACCATCATGGGTTTCAAGCTTGATGCCGTTAATGAGAATGAGGCGGTTGCTGGTCAGGTGGGGCGCGGTGCATGTGCTGAGTTTATGGGCTACAAAAAAGTTTACGAGAGTTGCCCAGATATTGACGCACTTATCGCCAACCCAGATAGTGCCCCAATCGCTGAAGACCCAGCGGTTTGTTACGCAGTGTCTGCGGCTCTGAGTAGTCGAGCCAACGATAAAAATATCGGCAATATCATTCAGTACCTGAAAAGATTACCGCACAAAGAATTTGCGGTGTTCTCAATTCGGGATGCAATGCACCGCACACCAAGCATTAAAAAGACTGATGCATTCCGCAAGTTCCTACTTTCGGACGGCAAAGAATTGATGCTGTAAAACTGGGGGGATTTTCCCCCCTCTTCTTTCGGGAGATTAAGATGGATATAGAAACCAAAATTGCGAGAGCAAAAACCAGACTAGTCCTAGACAAGCCCTTCTGGGGCTCGCTGACCTTGGGCTTGCCTTTTATCAAAGATGACACGATTGCTACGATGGCAACTGATGGCAAATGCATTCGCTGGAACCCATCATTCGTTGATGGCCTGAGTGATAAAGGCTTGCAGTTTGTCATAGCGCACGAGGTGGGTCACGCGATGCTGAACCATTGCATCCCAGTCAAGACAATTGACGGTCATCCAACGAATACTGAACTGCAAAATATCTCAATGGATTATGTCATCAATGCTTACTTAAAAGAGGATGGTATGGAAATGCCAGAGGGTGGTTTGTATGACCCTCAATACTCTGGGATGACATGGCTCCAAGTGTATAGGCTGTTAAACCGCCTAGAACGCGATAAGAAGCCTTCCAAGCAGCCTTGGGGTGGTGATGTAGGTGAGATGCAAGGTAAGGACGGTAGTGAGCCTTCTAAGGCCGAAATAGAACAGGCCAAGGCAGAGAATGATCAGCGTGTGATGCTTGCCGCATCTAATGCAAAATCTGTCGGCAAACTATCGGGCAAGCTTGAGGAACTAATCAACAAAATGAGGCGTTCTGAGGTTGACTGGCGTGATGTGTTCAACCGCTTTATCGGTGGTGATCAGCCTGATGATTACACGTTCAGACGTTGTAATAAAAAGGTCTACTACACTCAAGGCATCTACATGCCAGCGGTTGATAAGATCGGTGTCGGTGATGTGGTGGTGGCTGTTGATACCAGTGGTTCAGTCGGTACTGTTGAACTCCAGCAATTTCTGGGGGAACTCAACAATATGTCGGAAGACCATAAACCTAGAAGCCTTACTGTCATAACTTGTGACAGCGAAATTCAATCTGTCGAAACCTACGGTCAGGGCGATATCGTTGACAAGATAGAGTGCAAAGGTCGGGGCGGTACGCGAGTTAAGCCTGTGTTCGATTATATCGAAGACAACTGCTTGCCTGTCGATAATTTCGTTTACCTCACCGACATGGGAATATTTGATTTCCCGAAAACCGCACCAGATTATCCGGTGCTTTGGGTATCAACTGATGAGCGGTGTAATGATGCACCGTTTGGTGAAACAACACGCATAGAGGTGGCGGCTTAGGCCGTCACCCAATGGAGACAAAAATGCAGATAGATACATATAAAAATATTGAGTTCCTGCGTAATGATCTGGAAAAATTCAAAGCCCACTGGTCGGGCGGTATCATGGGCGTTCCGATGAAGGTTATTGCTCATTATATCAAGAATGGCACTCACTCAAGTTACAGAGCAGATGCTGATGTAAAAGAGCAAATTCACGCGATTGAAGAGAGGCTGGCAAAAAGCAATTCAGATAATATCTGGAAAGCTTTTGAGGTTTACTGTGAGAATGCTGGAAAGGCCATCAGGCGGTATCGTGAGGAAAGAAAACAAATAGACGGATACAGCCCATTGAAGATTGCCAAAACGCAGTCAAAGCGGAGAGCGCAAAGGGTTATTGACCAAGCTTTTCCCAGATCGACTTCTGAGATTTGGTCGGCTGACAATGGGTATAGCAAAGTCGAGGTCGAGAATGAAGATCGGTACAATATGAGTAACCTTGTTCCTGTTCCGATCACATGGTTCAAAACCGTATATTCCAGAGGATTTTCGATCATTCGGTCGCCCAAAGGCAAAAGGTTTGTAATGAGATGCAAGCCTATTGATGTTCAGTATGTCGATGAGGCTGGCCTAAACGCTTGGGAAGTAACTGTTGTCGGCTTCAATAAAAAGAGAGGCTTTACTGAGCATGGATACTTGATCACTCATAAAGCAAGTGATCACGATGATTTACATCCGCTGTATGATTTATCATACGATGAGGCAGTGATCCCGCATAGCTTTGGTGAAAGCATATCCAAAGCTTTTAATCTTATGAACCGCCGGACTGTCCGGCACTTAACCAAAATGATGGAAAATTAGAAGGGAGATTTGTACGATGGTACAAAAACAAATCATAAACTGTATTGCTCAAACCCAAGAGCAAATTGATAACGCAAATCACGTTATCACCATTATATGGGGAACATGTCAGGATAAGACAGAAACATATGCTTTCGATACAGAGGTGGATCAGGAAATGTTTTTGCTAGGTGTTGATGCCGCTTGTGGATATTTAGAATATGAAATTGAAGGGGAGCAAGTGTAATGGGTATGTCTAGTTGGATATTAGACTTGGAAGATAAGTTTGCTGATGAGGTTTCAAAACATATCGGCGAATGTGAGGATATCACTGATCTTCAAGATAAACTGGTAGTCAATAGGTCTTTTGATCTATTGGCTCACATGTCTGATGAGGAAAAGACTGAGGTTATGTCTGAGTATTGGAATGAATACTGGCTTCAAAAGGGAGAGACAAAATGTCTGTAATTAATCTGAGGGTAACACCAGCCGAAATGAATGCTATTGAGGTTGGTCTCGACACAATTATCGAACAGCTTATGCACCCTTACCACAAGGACAATAGACAAAAGCTTATCATGGCACTTGAGGCTCAAGAGGCAGTCGAATGCGCTTTGGAGAATGCAGATGATTAGCTGGCATAACGCACCGATCTATCGGTATCAGGGTTATGTCTACAAGCCTGATGTCGATGAATATGACGATGGCATTCGTAAGGCCAATCACAATGTCTATAAAGAGGGGCGTGAGCATTTAATGCACGCCCTTCCAGAGTTCGCAATCGATGCATCACCTTATCGCTGGATCGATTACGATGTTTTCACCTACCATATCGATATGCGATATGGGAATGTTTATGGAGAATGAGTCGTGAGTTATTTTATATTCTTTTTAGGGCTGTTCATTTCATTCGCTGGGGTTGAGTATATAGAGATGCCTTCTAACAGTTTATTTGTTGGGATGCTGGTTCTTTATTCTGGCGCGTTTATGGCAATGGTCGGGATCGTTCAACTCGCAAGAAAGGGCGCGTGATATGAACTTTGAGGAAGCAAAAATGGCCTATCTCATGGAATGCAGGAAGGTTGGTAAACTACCCGAAACTGTTACTACCATGATCTGGGACAGGATCAGTGAGCAATACACCCTTAGCAATAAGGATGGTGATGTTGCTGATCTTGAGCCTAATGGCCGTGTGATTAGAATGGATTGGAAATAAGCAAAGGGGGATGGTTTCGGCCATCCCCCTTTTTTTTGTCTTGGAGGCAGACAAAATAATATTTAGCCCATCGTACAAATTAAATCAATCGCTATCCACGCATTCACCAGCGCAAGCAATATAACCAGCGCAATCGATAAAATTATCCTCATGCCCCGTGTTGGATTTTATTCTGGCTATTTTCAATAGCCCCATCATCACCCCGACATCACTGGCGGTGATTTCTATTCCCAAATGAATTGACCAATATTTTGCAATCGTAGAAAAATTATCTTCCATTTTGCCATGCAAATTTTGCCGATCTGTTTCGACATATTTTTTGGCCGTGTCTAAAATTTCTGCTCTTTTCATATTTTTTTTCTCCCGGCTCCGGGGCTTAAATTTTTATAAATCGACTACTATCATACATTCCGTGCGGAGTGCCGCCGTGCGGAGTGCCAACTAAAAAGGCACATCCTCATAAACATCAGATGACTGTGAAAGAAAATCGTCTTTTATAGCTTCTGAATATTTTGATGTAGAGGGGTTGAAGAAAAGTTCTGCCACGCCCTGTTTGCCAACCCAAGAGAACCTGCATTTCCAAATATGTATTTCAGAAACAGAACTTTTTATCGGGTCAGGGCGATGCACTGACATCCCCACATCTGCTTTTGCAAACCATGCGGCTGACCCAGATATGTCATAGCCCTTTGGTGCTGGAATTTTCCCATTTGAATCGCGCATCATTTTTGTTGGGTGAGCGACAAACCATAGATGTATGCCATGAGACTGTGCAAAAATTCTTAGCTGTGTAAGCATCTCGCTTATCCAGTCTGTTTCGGATATGTCGCCATTCTTCTGGATGTAGTTATATGGGTCTATGACTGCACCCCTGATGCCGTGACGCATGACCGCTATCTTCAGCCTTTCTATTATGCCATCAATCGTAGCCATCGATCCGTCATTTTGATAGAGGAAGCTGAAATGCTCCCTAACAAACGTCTTACCCTTTTCCAGATCATCTTTTGTTAGCCTTGGCGTGATGCCAGTAAAGAATGGTTTAGAGAAATATTTGCTTATGATCTTTGCTATGTGAATGCGAGGCTCATTCTCAAACGAACATATCGCAAACTTCCATCCCTTTTTCTCAGCGAGGTTGACCATGATCTGATCAACAAACTCAGACTTACCAGAGGAAGGATGACCTGTGACCACTGTCAACTGACCCTCTACTATGGAATATAGTTCATCGACATTGTCGTAGCCTGTGGATGCTCCCTTGCCCATTCCCTTTTCGTATATCTCGTCAAGCTGATCATAAAAATGTGATGCATCATAAAGCCCAGCAACAGGCCAAGGCTTCATATCGTTGCAGACCTTCTTTAGGCTATCCTTGCCAAACTTAACCAGAACATCGTTCGCATCCTTGCACTCGTCAGGCCAGTCTATCTTCCAGCATTTGTCCTTGCCTATCCTTCTGGCAATCTCCTCTGCCATAGCTTCGCCAGCACCATCAGCATCCGTAGCAATAATAATTCTTTTGGCTGCGTCCAGATTGTCTTTTGCATCCCACAAAAACCTAAACTTGTTGTCTTCCTGTGGATCAATCTTACCATCCACAACTTTCATCACCGCTCCATTCGGAACAGACACAACGCTCTGAAACCCCACTTCCATTAGCGAAAGGCAGTCCATTTCCCCTTCGCAAATATATAAATCTTCGCCCTCTGTTATTGAGTCGAAATTAAAAAAAGATGCTGGCGCTCCACTACATGAAAACCCTTTGTCGGATATGGCGCGAACCTTTGCGGCATACACCTGAGTTTGATTTATGTATGGGAAAACAACACACTCAGTTTGCTTTTTTAGTGACGCGATATAATGCTGTGCTGTTTTAATTCTTGCTTGCTTTGCCGTGTGTTCTGATATTCCCCTGTCTTTTAGCCAAGTTATTGTTTTATCTGTTAAATCATCCCAATCTTGTTTCACAACAACCGACACTTTGCTCTCCTTTCTGACAGGCATTGGTCTTTCTTGTAGCTTGATCACGCCAGACGATTGGCAGTGCCAGCAATTGTATAAAATGCCCTCGTCATCAACTTTGAGAGACAGGGTTCTCTCGCCCTTCTTTTTTCTTTGGGGTGAGCATATTGGGCATACAGCTTTGTGCTGACCTTCGCCCATGCGGAGTGCCGTTCCGCGTATTAAAATATCATTTTGCATTGTAATGTCCTCCAAGACAGGCGTACACGATATATCCGTGCGATCCGATCTGTCAATCAAGTTTTTGAGAGGATTTTGATAAAAATGATATGTGGTTATATATTATATATATTATAAATATAATCTTTATATAGATTATGTTTACTAATTCTTCCTATCTATTAAATCTTTAAGTTTTCGCCCTTCGTATCTGGCTATAGGTTTTTTCTGTGTAAGAATGTAACGAAAATTGTTTTTCATTTTACGGTGGTCTATGTCGGCAAGATCACACACCGTGATGAAGTCTTCTGTGTCCAGCCAGCTAACGACTTCTGATTTCTGCTTTCTGTCGTCAAGATACGCATCCGAAATAGCTTGGGATATTACCGCTCTCCAAAGATGACACTCTGATGACTGTTCTTGGTCTTTCCCTATCAAGCCCCCAGTAAATATTCTTCTGCTTAACTTGTCGGTCATTTTCGTAAATCTTTCCTTGCATTAAATCCAAGATCAGACTTTCGTCTAAGTCTGGTCTTCTGGATGCATAATGAATTAACATCTCTACGCATACGTCACCTGAGAATAACTCTTCCAATTGTTCGCATTGTTCTAAAAAACATTTTGCATACTTTCTAGCCTTATCAGATTTTATTGACGCTGGGCGACCTTTTATTAAAACTATTTTTCTACTGTTTGCTTTGGATGCTGGCTCTCCAAGTATTTCAAATTGATGTACTTTTGTACTCATATTTTCCTCAAAATTCGCTATTGACACCAATAAACTCCTGTGGTAACACAAAATTCGGAGGAGACATATCTTGGAAATTACCAATAATCACAAGTTGCCTAAATCCTTTGTTGATTTTGCCAGAAATGACAAATATAGCAAGGGAAATGCTGACATATCTGTTACCACCCTTATAGACAGTCCAAGGGTAAGATTGATGAGGGATCATTTTTCTAATCAAAGGACTGTGGATGCTGTGGATATGATATGGCCTTTGTTCGGCACTGCTGTCCACCACATACTTGAGAGTTCTGGATCATCTGAAGATGTTATTCTGGAAGAACGCCTGTTCTCTGAGGTTGATGGATGGGTTCTGTCTGGTGCGGTTGATCACCAAAAGGTGGACAGATCAAATGTCAGCATAACAGATTATAAGGTTACCAGTGTATGGTCTGTCATTTATGGCAAGATTGAGTGGGAGCGTCAGCTTAATCTATATGCTTACCTTGTTCAAAAGAACAAAGGCAAAAAGGTAAACTCATTACAGATATGCGCTATTTTGAGAGACTGGAATAGTCGTGAAGCAAAATATAAACAGGATTATCCAAGTGCGCCTGTTGTCCTTGTTGACATCCCTGTCTGGGATGAAGAGACACGCATCAATTACATTAAAGAACGAATTGGCATTCATCAGGAAGCGCAGAAGATGTATGACGCTGAAGGTGAGTTCCCCTTTTGTTCTGATGATGAGACTTGGAAGCGCAGTGACGCTTGGGCGGTAAAGAAAAAAGGATTGAAGAGAGCCATGCGTGTTTTCGATAACGAAGAAAAGGCTATAGAGTTTTCTGTTATGCAATCAGCTTCAACAGAAATAGAATACCGAGCCGGAGAGTCGGTAAGGTGTAACGGCAACTACTGCGGTGTTGCTGATTTTTGTTCACAACATAGAGGAGTTTTTAATGGACGCTTTTAGACTAGCAGCAGAGCAAAGGTATCAAAACCTAAATGCAATCAAAACCAATGTTCACAACATAAATGTTTGCAAATCATGCGATTTGCCTAACTTAGAAAATGGTTTTGTAAAAAAACATTTGGAAACTGGCATTTGTTTTATGTTGCACACGACAAAAGGAACTGTGTTAGAGGTTCGCGGCATTGATGAAAACCAAGAGGAATTTTCTTACAGATTTCATTACGAGAAAGGCGCAGAACAATCACTTGCCATGAGAGCGGTGGGAGCGTCTGGTGAAGTTAATAGACTTCAAGTTTCTTTAGCCAATGAGAATCATCGAGACAAAGGCATGTCAATACATGATGTCAAAAACAATACAGTGCAAACATCTGGAGGAATTTAATATGAGTAGTGTATGGGAGACTTTATCTAAGATCGATGTGTCTGAACACACCGAAGAAAAAAACGGCCTGACATATCTAAGTTGGGCATGGGCGTGGGGGATTGTGAAGAAGCATTATCCCAAGACTACGTTCACAAAAAATTTGTACTCTAGTGCAAATAATGATTGCACCTTGCCGTACATGATTGATCCAGCAGGGTATGCGTTTGTGTCTGTCACCGTTGACATTGAAGGTGAAACTCAAACAGAGGTTTTGCCTGTTCTTAATCACGCAAACAAGGCTGTGTCGCAACCAGATAGCTTTCAAGTAAACACAGCGTTACAGAGATGTTTGACTAAGTGCTTAGCTTTTCATGGGCTGGGTCATTACATCTACGCTGGTGAGGACTTACCAGAAGGCGCTGAGCAGAAAATTGTTGTAGAAAACTCCAATGGTAACAAGCAAGAGGTTGAAGGCCTTAGCACTGTTGCTGAGGTGTTTAATACATTCATACCTGAGTGCAAAACCTTAAAGGAACTAAGGGCATTCTGGGGCGCTAACAAGAATGCAATATCTGCATTAGAGAAAGACAAAACACTTTACGATAGTGTACTCAAGAAGTTCACAGGGTACGCTAAAACACTTGAGGCAAATGAAAAGGGAGAAGCCGCATGAGTAACGATTATCCACCATCAGGAGTTCTGTTTACAAACAATAAGAAGCAGACTCCAAAACAACCTGATTACACAGGTCACCTAGAACTGTCTGATGAGGTTATCAATGACCTTGTGAGCCAGATGGAAGAGGGCAAAGAAAAGCCAAAGCTTGATGTTGCTGGATGGAAGCGCACAAGCCAGAAGAATGGCTCCACGTTTCTGTCTCTGGTTGGCAACGTGCATTATGGAAGAAAGAAAACTCTGACAGATGAAGAGGTCCCGTTCTAATGACTAAAATTATCAAAAAGTTTCTGTCTTTTATTTCGGGCAAGCCTTGTTACAAGAAGCCTACTCGTCCTGTTGAGCATTATGCTGTGTATCAATCAATGCCAAGTGACAATGACACTGTATCTGACTATCAAATCAAATATGGTTGGCACAAGTCTACGGCAAAGAGGATGAAGGTCGGAGACTACGCTCTTTTGCCAGACATGCAGTCACAAAGCCTTTATCAGGAGATTGTTAACTTGCATGGAAAGAAATCAGCAAAAACTAAAGCTGTTTCTAAAAATCTTCACAGGTCACGGTTTTCTTTTAGGAAGGTTACAAGGATCAAGTGAGGATTAGGTCAAAGAAATATCTACAGACCTTGCGTGGCGCACCTTGCTTGGTCTGTGGGTACGGCGCAGAGGCGCACCATATCATGTTCGCAGAACCCAACTCTATGGGCATGAAAGTTGGAGACAATTGGTGTGTTCCTCTGTGCCACTCCTGCCACATGAAACTGCATCACTTTGGGGATGAAAGAACTTGGTGGGATTTAGAAGGTATTGATCCGAAAGAATGGGCTAAGAAAAATTGGGAGAAGTTCAATGGATGAGAGCCTGTGCATTGCTTATGATCTGAAGCATCAAATAGAAAGCTTACCAGATCAGTTCAGAAAAGATACTAGGGTGGATCGTGTTGAAACAGAGCATGACATGCTTAGTAAAATATCAATAGTTATTCACGCGCTTGAAGCGCATCAAAGGGATGTAAAATGAACAATATACTGGACATGACAGTCGATGAGTTTGCTCAATATCTGAGCGGCTTGAACGATAAGGTTGTTAACTTCAAAGAGCATGAAGTTAAACCAAAAGACAAAAGGTCTCAGCCTAAACAGACTAGGACCTTTATGAATAAAGGCAGGGGTAACTTTTTTGCAAAGAGTCAGTGGCTATCGTTAAATCCTTCTATGCATTCTTCAAGAGAGTCCATAGTCAGGCAGACTATAAGTGGCTTGAGAGAACTTAATAATACGGTTAACACCGGAGACAAGAAGCAAAATCAGATGAGGATAGAGAGATGAGGCAATTAAAGAACTCAAAAGACCTTTGCTACTTTCCCACAAAAGGTCTGTGTCATTTGTCAAAAACCCTTCCTCAAAACTTCTTTCCCGACAACACTGAAGGTGTATTTCGTCAGGAGATGGTTACTTGGGAAAGAGTTGATCAGGGCATCAAGCGAACCACTCATGTGAGAAACTTTACCGACTGTGATCATTATGACAGTAGGACATCAGAGATTTTTCTAAAGGAGAGCCAGTATGGAAAGCAGTGATGTAAGTAAGGTTGCTGTTAACTTTGAGGCCGTAAAGACATCTATGTCTCAGAGCAAGCAAGGCACTATATTAAGGCTTGCATTGCACCCGAATGAAGTGCCGCCCAGTCTACACACCGATTGGGTTGGCTCTCGCTACATGGTTGCTATGGTAAAGCTTGGTGACGATGAACAGCCAGTTATGAGCGACCAGCAAAGAGAGGTAGAGAAAATGGTTGCAAGTGCTGGCATGTTGTGTAGAAATGATGAGTTCGCTGAGTTCCTCCATCAGAGGGGCTACATGGCAGACAATGACTACATAGACAGTTCTTTTGGGGAGCGTGAACAGGTTGTCACAAAAACACTTAGATCAGTCCTTGGGGTGTCTAGCAGATCAGAACTAAAGAACAATTCTGAGGCTAGGGAGATATTCAAGGGATTAACAGAGGAGTTCACAAGATGGAAACAGGGATACGAAAAATGAGTAATGATTTTATAGGGCAGCGGGATGTTGCGAATATATTATCCTTGAAAAACCATCGTCTTGTTGAGAAGATATTAAAGAACGATGAGACATTCCCAAGACCTATATCTTTGTCCCAAAGGGTCAAAAGATGGAGACACGATGATATAATGAAATGGGTTAATTCTAAATTTGATGAAGCAAAAGAATAATTGTACTAGGGTACAAAAAGTTAAGCGTGGGTATTTGGTGCGCTATTTGACAAGCGTTTAATTTTTAGGAGTCCCACGCCTTGTTCTCCACTCCTAAGAAGGTCATATAAACTATACCCAAGACTGTCTTGCTGGGCGGTCTTGGGCTTTTATCTTATACCAGCATCCCTAACGACCTTTGCGGCTCTCTTCTCTACCTCTTGTATCTTTTCTCTCAGCCTTCTTATAATGGCTTTCTTTTGCTCTTCTGGTATGGTCTGACTTGACTGCACCTTGTTCTTGTTTCTTACAAGCTTGTTCCTAAAGTTGTTCATGGCCTTAAGCTGACCGTATATTCTCAACTCTTTATCGTACTGTCTGCGTATCTTTTGTTCTCTGCCCACATCTCCAGATTGCAAAGAGAATTGTAGTTCCTTGCCAGCCCTTAGAATGCGATCCCTGTTTTCTATGTACTTCCCCGTGTCTTCTCTTGAAGAAGGCGCGGTAAAAACTTTTCTGACAAACGGTATTTCTCTTATTATATCCCCGTCTAAATCATCTTTAAACGACTCAATAACTTTTGAAGGAGACTCAGCAGTTCTTAGGGCAAACGATCCTGCCGCGCCAGTAAAATACTGTGCCCAATAGTTTATTGTTTCCGGAGAAATATCTACCAATCCGGGAGTTACCTCAGTTCCTCCAGTTGCTGTGTTTATTGCACTTGCTATATTTTTGAACAAGGCGCTTGTGTTAGACCAGTACAGTTGACTGTCTGGCTTTTGGACACCAAAGGGAGATGCCTCTTTTACTATGGGGTCACCCTTAAAGTCTTTATTAACGGCAAGACTTACGAATGGGTCAGCTACCGTAGGCACAATAGCGTTTTCCCAGTTGGTATCTCCAAGTGGGTTAAGAGATTCGGCTAGCGTTCCAAATGTGGAGTTAAATGCTTCTGCCGGAGTGTACTCACCACGTTGCACCCTACTCATTGATCGGCCTAAGTTTAGGGCTGTATTGATTCCATACCCTAAAGGTATCTTGATGAATTTTTTATCGGTCAACCCGAATGTCGGGAATATAAGGTTATGCTCAAGTGTGTACTCACCAAGCTCATCGTAATCGCTTATTCCGTCTTCGTCATCGTCCCCTGAGAACGCTGATGCAAATTGATCAAGCAGGACACCAGCGACAATCATCCCTCCCCATATCTTGCGAACTTTAGAAGACCTTATGCCAGCATTAAACAGAGCCATCGACCCCTGAACAGAAGCGTTGTAGAAAAGATACAAGGCGTTCATCAGGGCCTTTTCTTCACCCTGTTTTGCAAAGTTAACCGTTACGTTTCTTGCTGCTTGGGCTGCTCTGTCCTTACTGTAACCTCTTTTTAGAAGGGCGTGATATGTGGCAACACGGACACCGTTCTCAATGGCTGTGTTGTAATCGTCTAGGAACTGACCAATCTTGTTTACAAAACCATTTCTGGATAGACCCAGTTTGCCCTTTAAGCTGTTGTTTGAAACCTCATCAAGAACATTCTTGATCCTCTCCATTTGATCCTTAACGCTATCAACTTGGTTAGTCGAGTTCTTGCCACCGTTTGCTCTGAAGTCATCATATATTTTTGCCCATTCTCCAGATGGGTCATCATCCCTTATTCTTTTTACAATTCCAGCAACAGCTTTAGGGGCATCCTTGAATATTTCTTTAGTAATGCCCTCTTGGTCGTACTGATTAATATTTACACCTGCGGTCTCCAAGTCCCTAAAGAAGTTTGTGATTGCAAACTCTGGGTTCCAAGTTGTGTTGATGTTTGAAAGATACCTGTTGAACTTCGCCATAGACCTAACTATAGCGCCACCTCTTTCGATGCCATCACCACCAGCACCTCTCATGGCTCTGGCAACCCTGTTGTCTCTTATCAGAACATTGATAGGCTCTTGTCGTCCATCGATCTTTACCTTCAGAACATTCTCTTGAATGTCAGGGGTAACCTTGTCAATAACCTTTGCTATGCCGTCCCTGTCATCTTTTGACATAATGTATTCTGCTTCTGGATCAAAAATCTTTGGATCGATTATCTTCAGGAACGACTGACCAACTTTATTCCTTTCAGCAGCCACAATAGATTGTGAGTTCTGAACCATAACATTAGCGATGATATCTTCTGCGTAGTTCGGCCCCCTACCAGTAGTTATTTGTGGGCCTTGATAGGCCACGCCGCCGTATAGATTATTTCTTTTCTTTCTTCCTACCCTTGGCACGCTATCCAAATCTTCGGAAATGTCTTCTTCTGGATCAAGTATGCCCCGCAAAGGAACATAATTTGAAAAATTATACTCCTCCGCCATAAGGCCACCCTCTCGCCTTACGTCATTTGTGTTCTTTACAATTTGTACTACCGTATCTTTTATTCCATTTAGCGTGCTTTTGTTCGCAATATCTAAAGACTCAACCCAGTTAAGGATACGATCAGCTTCCTGATTAGACATGCCTGAGCCAAGGCCAACTCCTTTTCGTGCCTCAACGTATGCGTTTCGTTCTTTCGCGTGGAGTGCATATACATAAGCATCAGCTATTGCCAGCTTTGGATCGTATGCTCCTCTGGCATCGTCAAAAAAGTCGGATATCCCGGCTAGCTCATCTATTTTTGCTTGAGTGATATCAATTTGTTTTATTGTGTCTGTGAGAGGTTCGTACAGTTTTTCCTTGTTCTCATCAAGCTGATAGCCCATAACACCTTGGGCTAGCTCTTCTCTCATATATACGTCCATAGCGTCAGGTATGGTAAGGCCATCAGACCTTAGCGTATCCATCAGCTTTCCAACAGGAAGCATTGAGTCTTGGAACTTTGTTATAAACCTTTCAGTCTTCGCCTCCCAACGCTTTGCTGTTGGATCATCAAACACCTTTGAATAAAGGTTTCCAAGAACCCTTCCAACATTGTTATAGGTTGTTCTTTCGTAAGACTGTTCTGCTGCCTTAATCATTTGCTCATTTGACACAAGAGGCTGTGTACCCTCAATCGTCAGAGGAATGTATCTTACCGACCGCTTACTATATTTTGTTTTGTCTTCTGAGGTCTCCGATAGGCTTGATTCCTCAATGTCATCACGAACTTCCTCATCAATTCGTCCGGCACTTGATTGACCACTGCCGATGACTCTGTCTGCTTCAGCGAGTGTTTCCTTGATTTCGTTGTCACTTTTACCTTCCTTCCTTAATAGAGCTATAGCTCCGTCAATATAGTCATTATTGTCGCCCTGTCCCTTTGGCACGCCCAGAGAGTACAAAAACTTTTTCTCAGGGAACCACATAAGAGCTTGGAAGTCAGCCATTGATATGTCCTGACCAGTGTCCTCTTTTAATATATCTATAGCCCTGTTTGTGATACGCCTCATTGCTGCTCTATCACTTGCGTTTCTTGGGTCTTCTTGAAGCTCGCCAAGAGAGTTTATTTTATATCTTTCGGATGATAAAAATAATTCTGTCTTATCAGGCCTTAAATCCGCTGTCTTTGCACGATTAAAGTCGGCTTGAAAAAGCCTGTCTAGCTCTACAGCCACACTTAAAGCATTTGCTTCTGTTATGGCGTCAACATCAGCAGCATTCTTTGCATCCTCCAACATGGAGTTTTCAAAGTTTGTTAGCGGCATATTTGTTGCCGCAATAAACCTAGCCATATTCCTAGGCACAGTTGTGGGTTGTAGCTTCTTAAATGGGTTGCCACTGATGCGATTAAACATTCGCATCCACCATCTATCCATTGTCAGGGTTTCATAGTTTCCTGAGAGGTTCTGGAAAAATCCGTTTCCAATTTTAGCTCCAAGGACATACGATACATATATCTCCTGAGCCGCAAGCTCAGATGTTGGGACAGATATACCTAAAGAACTTAAAATAGGGTTCTGCCTAAGCTCTGACACAGTCATCTTTTGAGATAGAAAATCTTTTATCTCAGCCTCGGTCATGCCATTGTCTTTCATGGCGTTCCAAAACTTGAACCCCTTGATCATTGACTTGCCTTGGTTGCCGTAGCCTTTCTCTAAAAACTTTCCTGTTTTTACCCAGTTTCTGTACTGTTCTGAAGCAAACTCCCAGTTACCTATGACTGATACACCGTTGGATGTTATAGCTGTGGCAAAGTCATAAGCCAGTTCATGGTCTGGGTCAGTGGCAACATCAGGGAATAAAGATGCTGTTAGTATCTTTGCTTTCTTTAAGGTTGTGTCATACCACCCAATTGCATTGTTATCTTGCGATAAAGCAAACTCAGCTTCAGCAGCCATTATTGTAGCTATTTTTTCTGCATCAACTTCGTCATCTATATTTAAAACAACGTTGCCTCTTTTTTCTTGGTACGATCTTATCGCGTCTTCTATTTTAATTTTATTCTTTGGGGCCTGCCTAACAAAATATCCGTTGTCGAACTCTCCAGTCTCTGGATCAACGAAATCAATTATAGAAAGACCTCTTAGGCTTGTAGTGAGCCTTCTAATAGACTGCTTCTTTGCTTCAACGTCTATGACTGGCTTTACAACGGTGTCATCAAACATGGCAGCAACCATGCCCATTCTGGAGTTACTCCAGTAACCAGAGTAACCAGCATCTTTTATAGAGTTTTCAGCGGTTGTTGCTATGAACGGCTTGGGGTTGCCCCAAGTCCTTTCCATGATGTTTTCGTTTACTGACGCAGCCGCTTTGGATACAAAGCCATCTGGGTCTTGATCATAGTTGTAAAGAGAATCAAGTGGTACTTTTGTCTCGTAGACATTCTCGCCTACGGTTGC